GCGGCCGGGCTTCTTGTAGCTCGGGTCGCCAATTTCAAATTCACGGCCGTCAAAGTAGATGCACTCGACGCAGCTGTCACGGGCGCTGCGCACAGAGCGCACCCGGTCAAACCCCTGCCGGGCAAATCCCTGCTCAGCCACGTCGTAATATGTGCCCCGCCCTGCATCAATGTACATCTGTGACCGGCGCAGGAAACGGCCGTCGGCCAACACCTCACCACTGGCCAGTCCTTTGGCCAATTGCAGCAGGTAGCCCAGCTGCAATTGGCGCGCCGCTTCGACCAGGGCCACGTCGGCCAGCGTCAGCGCCTGCAAACCGCCCACGGCCGCCCCGGCACCGGCCAGGTGCGTAAAGCGCACCAGGTCAGCCATTTGCAGCTGGTAATAGCCCACATCGACCGCGCCGGTTTGCACGCTGGTAGCAAGGGTCACTGCCTCTCGCGACACGGCCGTAAACGTCGGGTCCAGCACAGCACGGGGCACCGGGGTGCCTGCCGCCGTGGCCAGCGCTTCGCGCGCCTGGCGCGGCGCATATTGCCGCCACAAAACCAAAACCTCTTGCAGCTCAGCCGGGGCGACGGCTGCCAGGGCGGCCAGCTCTTCGGCCGTCCAATTAATCGCGGGCATAATCCCATCGCTGAAGAGCGTCCATAGCGGACAGCTCTGGCACAACCGTGTCGGCAAATTGCCCTGTCGTGGCGTTAGCTATCAACCGCACGGCCGCCCACTTCACCAGCTCTTTGGGTAGCAGCCACGCCAGATTCATCCAGAACTTTTCAGCTAAATTTTTAATCCTTGCCTCGATCATTGGTCACCTCTGTTCCCATCGGGCACAAAATCGCCTCTAATTGTTGCGTCGCTAATTTCGCCATCCTGCACCGTCTGCACTGCCGCAGGCAAAGCCACGGTCGCCCTGCCTAAAATTTCCATAATTTCGGCTTGAATCTTCAGTCGGCTGAGCTTCTGGGCCACCTCGCCTTCGATGCGCTCCAGCTCGGCGCTGACGTTTTCCACCCCCAACAAGCGAACGGCCGTTTCCTGGCTGATGAGGTTTTTTTCGTAAGCGGAAATGATCGCCTCACGCTCGCCAATGGACAGCGGGCCGCTGTTGATGACAGCCGAGCCGCTGATTTTGAGCGAGTCGAAGTGGCCTGGCTGCCCGGCGATGGCCGCCGCCAGGGACAGCACCGCGCCAAAACACCAGGTCAGGGCCGCGTCAATCGCCGATTTCGTTTGTCGCAAGGACGTCTCAAAATCGGCGCGGGCCTGCACAACGAATTCGCCGCTGGCAGACTGCCCACTACCGCGCTGCGCCAATACGTGCAGCTGATTGGCCTCATGCAGCAGGGCGGTGTACAGGTCAGCGGCCGTGTCAACAAAGACATCGGCCGGGGTCGGCTCGCGGAAAACGGCCGACGGCGTGGTGTAACCGGTGATCTGGCCGTTGGCATCGTAGATGGGAATGCCATGAAGAAAGTTAGCCGTGCTCGGCCCCAGGTTGATTTTGCTCGGGGTGAACGTCTGCCCACCCGCCGCGCTGCTGTCATCTGACCAGGTGCCGGGCATTTGCGTGTTGAAATAAAGGCGCTCCAGGAAACCACCGTCAACGATGTTGCGGCTTTCGCTGGTACGCGCCAGGTTGAGCGATTTTTGCAGCCTTCGCTTGGTTTCGTCGATGAAAAGCGGCCGTTCCATTTCGTGCATCGTCAGACGGCCGTCCAGCGCCAGCGCGTAATCTACCGCCTGGGTCACATCCGCCTTCACCAGCCGGATCACGGTTTTGCCGGTTTCGTCCACAAAGCAGATTTCGGCCGCGGCCTGTTTGTCTTCTGTCTGGTACGTATAGACCCCGGCCTGGTCCATTGAATCGGGATCCGTGGCCACCGTCGCCTGCGTTGGGCTGGGGTGCTGCAAATGGATTTTAGCTAGCACGTCGGCGACGCCTTTGCCGACGATGTCAATCTGTGAACGGCCGTCTTCGGTGACGGTGAGCAGCCGGGCGGGAATGACTAGGCGCAGCGGGCCGCGCCTGGTGAGCAGCATAGCCCGGGCAGCTTCCTGGAAGACTTCATGGGGTGAGGTTCGGCTGATACGGCCGTTGCGCGTGACCACGCCCTGCTGGCTGTTCCACCAGTCCGACAGCAGCGCCCCGGCCTCTGCCAGCAGGGTGGCCTCGTCGGGGGTTGGTTCGGCGTCTGGGGGCAACGGCCGTTTTAGTTCCAAATGCTTTTGTGGACTCTCACCAATCACCCCGGCCACGTGCCGATCCACAATCTCGCCAATGGCGTTTTGTGGCACAAAGGTGCGCTCCACATTGTCCAGCATTGTTGTGTACCCCTCGCTGCCATCGGCCAGCATGGGGCCAATCCAGGCCATGCCCCGCTGCCAGTGGTCGCCGGTAGCAAAGGCGAGATTGGCCCGTATCCACGCCTCGCTTTTATCAGGCACGGCCTCGGCCGCTTCTTTGGCGGTCCATTTATCAACAAACATAAATCACCTCTTTAGCCAGTCATAATCAGGCTAGTGGATTGCGGCGGCCGTTGGGGTTTCAGCTGCCGATTAAGATACGCGCCAATATAGCGCAGGGCGTCAAGCAGATGGTAGCTTTCTTTGTCCTCAATTTTCTCGGTTGGCTCGCCCGCCTCGTCCAGTTCGCGGCTGTAGGCGGACAGCTGATCGCGGGTGTAGTGGCAGCGGCGCAGAATGCGCAGTCGGTCCTGGGCAAACAGGCCGTACACGCGGTCAATGCCCACCTCGACCTCGCTTACCAGCGGCTTAAGGACAGGCAGCCCGGCCGTCCGGAATTCCCGTCGCCACTGTTCCTCGGACGCCGCGCCGCCGTAAGCGGTAGGTAGGCCAGGCTCGCCGCGCAGCATCGCCTCGACATGCTGCCCGGCCGTACGGCCGCCTTCCCAATATTCGCGGTAGAGGTAGAGCAGGCCATTGTCCGGATTCATGGCGATGTAGACAGCGGCTGTGTTCACGCCACCGTAATCCTGCCCCATGAAGCGCGGCCAGTGTGCCGGGATGTCAAACTCATCGACGACGTGCCTCTCCTCGTCGAAGTTGTCGTAGATGAGGCCAGCCGGGCGGGTAAAAACCGCCCGGTAAAACATGTCGAACTTCCAGGCGGGTAAATCCTGCCGGGCACGCTCCCACTCGGCGCGGGGAAAGGCCGGGTTGTCAATGCTGCGAAAGCGAATCAGGTCAATGGTGGGGTCGCTGCCGTGCAGGCCAGGGTCATGGATTTTAGTTTTGAGCCAGCCCAAATAATACGGCGTCGTGGTGATGAGCAGACGCCCCTCGTTGATAGAGAGGCGGCGCATGATCGCCTCGTAGCTGCCCAGCTTGAATTTCTTCTGGCCGCACTCGTCGGCGTGGGCGGCTTTGGCCGTCATGGATTCCAGACTGTCGGGGTCCTGGGCATGACCGAAGTAGACGGCCGTTTCGTCATTGTACTCTTTGCCAAACAACATCCGCTGTCCGGCCGGGGTGACAATGAGCTTCTTGGTGGGCGAGCCGACGTAGCGGGCCACGCCGGTGACGGTCTGGAAATAGCGAATGTATTCCGGGATGGTTTTGAGGCCGAGCAGGGGGTAGGTGGGGGCGGCCACCAGGTAATCGCCAGGGCCACGCTCCTGTATTTCGCGGAAAAACCAGGCCGGGCCAAATGACGTTTTGCCGCCTTGGGTGCCAGCCAGAATGGCCACGATGCGCTTGCGACTGTCCCAGGCGCGCCACTGGTTGCGGTGGAAGCGCAAAACAATCTCGCCATTCTCGACGGTGTAGGGGCGGGGGTTGACCGTAGCTCTATTCGGTTTCGTCGTCGTCTGGACGGGTGCCAGCATCGCGATCCTCCCGAACGGTGGTGATTTTTTGCACCTGGTGCACCGGGTCGTCTTCGGTGCCCTTGGGGCCGAAGAGGCCCAGATATTTCATGACATCTTCCAGGGCAGGCAGCGACTTCTCAAACTCGATCATCAGACGGCCGTTTCGGTCGTACTTGGTGCCTACCAGCACGTGCCCGTAGCCGTCCTGGCCAATGGCCTCCACGTCGATCCAGATGTCATTGATACGGCCGTTCTCATCGCGCACATAGCGCATGTACCTGGTCAGATCAAACTCGGCCTTCTCGCTCAGCAGCGCCACGGCCCGGCGTGGCGTCATTTCTTTCTGGTGGAAGTATTCGTCGATGGCCGCCTGAACAACTGGCTTTTGTCGCCACTCCCACCCCAGCTTGCGGGCGTTCGGCCCAACGTAGTCTGGCTTGGCGTAGAGGTAAGCGTCCTTAAGAGAGTGGCCCATCAAAACGGCCGCAACAAACCGGCGATCGGCCGGTTTGAGGGTCGAGACAACCGCCAGGGACATTTCGATTTCGGCGCGCCGCTCGCTCAGGCGAG